TTCAAACCATGTACTCTCCGCAATCGCACCGTACAAATACATCTCCGATGCACCGGTTTCTTCGTTGCGTACCCAGTTCCAGAAACGATTATTCTTCATGGGTCGTTTCCTCCTTTTCATTTTTCTTTGCAAATGCACCTGCATCAGCAAGTTTGGTGAAGCTGCCATTTACGAGGTACAGATTGCCGCCCAGTTCTTCCGGCACCAGATTCATATCCTCCAGTTCCCGAATGTCATTGGTGGACATCCAGCCGTTCTGTCTTGCGGTAGCATAGCCCTGCATTCTGGAAGCATAGTCACCACGCAAAAGCCCCTCTACATTGAATTTGATGAAATACTTGCCTTTCTCTGAATCAGAAAGCAGATCTTTCATCATACCTTGCTCCCAGCGAACGATCCACGGGTCGAGACTGTATTTCACGAAATCCAATGATAGATGTTCCACGTTACTAAATGTGGCATGGTCAAGATCGCCGATCATATGAAGCGGCACTCGATACAGCCGGGCAATTTCCTCTACCTGAAACTTTCTGGTTTCCAGAAACTGTGCTTCATTGTTGGGGATGGAAATAGGCGTGTATTTCATGCCCTCTTCCAAAATTGCGGTATGATGCGAGTTGGAACCACCATAGGCACGCTGCCAAGCATCCCGCACACGCTCTGGATTTTTGATGACTCCCGGATGTTCCAACACACCGGATGGACTGGCACCGTTGGCGAAAAAGGTAGAACCATAGTCTTCACAGGCAAGAGAAATGCCGATTGCATTCTTTGCAAGAGCAATGGGAGAATATCCCACCAAGCCGTCATACCCAAGTCCGGGAATATGCAGCACATCTTCTGCCTGCAGGACAATATCGCCCTGCTGTTTCAGGTTTGGATTGGCTTCATCGTAGCGACTGTAGATGTAGACCAGACGATTTCGCTGGTCACGGTCTACTCTGACCTTATCCGGCATCAGCGGATACAGCCCCAATACATCTCCACGACCGTTTCGGATAATTTGTGCGTAAGCATTGCCGTAGATTAGCAGATGGGACATCAGGGTTTCTCGGAATACGAAAGATGTCATTTCCGGATTTGGCTGATCGTGGAGTAAAAAATAGAGCGGATGCCGTGGCACTCGCTCTTTTCCGTTTTCGGTATATTGGTAAACGTGTAATGGCAGCTGGGCAATCGCCTCCGACAGAACTCTCACGCAGGCATACACCACTGTGTGCTGCATGGCGGTGCGGTCATTAACTCGCTTACCACTGTTGGAACGTCCGAAGAAGTAACTGTAGCTGGGACTGTCGTAGCTGTTTTTCGGGTGATCTCGTCCCCGAAAAAATCCTCTCAAAATACGCATAATTCCTCACTCCTTACAAAATCAACATATCTCTTTCGTCATAAACACTTGTTCCATCCCCAGTACATCCACAGCGAATTGCCCGGTCAAGAGCCATGATCATGGCGACAGCACCGTCAATTTTCTCTGTGGATTTTTCTTTATCCGGCTTGATATTTCCGGCAGGGTCACGCCTGATGAAAATGTTATCCATCATCCACCGAAGAACGGGGTGTCCGCTGTGGGCAAGGGTCTGTTCCAGAGTCAGTTTCATCAATTCCTTGGTCGGTGGTGACATATCTTTGTAACCCTGACCGAACTGAACCATCGTGAATCCAAGCCCCTCCAGATTCTGTGACATCTGCACCGCACTCCAACGGTCAAAAGCAATTTCTTTGATATGGAATTTCTGCCCCAGTTCATCGATGAAGTTTTCGATAAAGCCATAGTGGACAACATTGCCCTCCGTTGTTTTCAGATAACCCTGCTGCTCCCACACATCATAGGGAACGTGGTCACGGCGAACTCTTAAAGGCAACGTTTCTTCCGGCAGCCAGAAGTAAGGCAGAACGTAGTAATGCTCATCTTCTTCAGTTGGAGGAAACACTAAAACAAAAGCTGTAATATCCGTAGTGGAAGATAGGTCGAGTCCACCGTAGCAGATACGACCTGCAAGCATCTCTTCATCAAAAGCGACCTTGCATTTGTCCCATTTTTCCATCGGCATCCAACGCACCGCCTGTTTTACCCATTGATTCAAACGCAGTTGTCGAAAAGCATTTTCTTCACCGGGAGTTTCCTTTGCAGAATTACACGCAGCCACCACCTTATCCATGCCGATGGTCTTATCCAGACTTGGATTTGCCTTTTTCCAAACCTTCGGGTCAGTCCAATCTTCCGATTCATCTGCACCGTAAATGACCGGATAGAAAGTCGGATCATGCTTTCTGCCCTCCAGAATGTCCTTTGCCTTTTGATGAACTTCATAGCAGATGCTGTTGGTGTCCGTTCCGGCTGTGGTAATCAGGAAATACAAAGGCTGCATTCTCGCATCACCGGAACCTTTGGTCATAACATCAAAAAGCTTTCTATTCGGTTGCGTGTGAAGTTCATCGAACACGACCCCGTGGATATTGAAGCCGTGTTTGCTGTATGCCTCGGCGGAAAGCACCTGATAAAAGCTGTTTGTAGGAAGGTATACGATGCGTTTTTGTGATGCCAAAATTTTCACTCGCTTGGAAAGGGCAGGACACATTCGCACCATATCCGCCGCCACATCAAATACAATGGCAGCCTGTTGGCGGTCGGCAGCACAGCCGTAAACCTCGGCACGTTCTTCACCGTCACCGCAAGTTAATAGCAGAGCAACGGCAGCAGCAAGCTCTGATTTGCCATTTTTCTTCGGAATTTCAATATATGCTGTATTAAACTGACGATAGCCATTCGGTTTCAGAATGCCGAACAAATCACGGATAATCTGTTCCTGCCAGTCCAGCAGTTCAAATTTCTTTCCAGCCCACGTGCCTTTCGTATGGCTGAGGCATTCAATAAAAGAAACAGCATAATCAGCCGCCTTTTTATCATATTTTGAATCTTTCACCATAAAGCGTGTTGGTTTGAATCGAGCCATTGTATTCACCTCCCAGGTAACAAAAAAGACCTGCCAAAAAGCAAGTCTGTATCATTTATTTTAACGCCCTCAAGGGGCAGTTTTGTAATCGAGATTCCATTCTCATTGTAACCATATTACCATACAAAAGCAAGGATAGCAAGCGGCTAAACAGACAGAAAAAACGTAAAAATTTCGCCGTTTTCTTGTGTAAGATACACCAATAGAAATTTTTCCGGTACGACCGCCAGAGCCTTTCGGCTCCGGCTTTTTTGTGTGGAATTTTGTTTGGTTTAGTTGTACTGCTTCAGCAGAATTGCAAGGGCGGTTTCAGTTTCCGCATCCGTCGGCGGTACGTCCAAGCCACGGTCGAAGTTGAAAACCGTTTCAGCATTTCGCCGCAGTGTGATTTTGGAGGCTCTGCCTTCCTCGTAGCCGTAAATGGAAGGCTCCTCATAGTGTTTCACCCAGTAGTGAAATACGCTTGCTCCAACCCGAATCGTTCCTTCTGTCCACATTGTCTTTTCCTCCAGTTTTCGTTGTTTTTGCCTTTCGGCATGATGTATATTACCATAAACCAAAGGAGAAGTCAACGAAATTTCCGGCATATTCTGCACAAAGAGGAAGGCAGAAAATTGTGTATGATACCAACCAAAAAAGCAAGCCCCACGTTGCCCTGTGTGGGGCATTTGTGGGAAAGGGAAAACCACTCGGAGGAAACAAAACTACGCCGGACAGGGCAACACAGCGGCTGTACGAGCCGCAGCCCCTTTCGGGGGCTTTGGTCTTGGATTGTGGGTTTTGGGTTACCGTCCGGTCTGGCACTCCCATTCAAATTCGCAGGCGTTTTCGTACTCCTCATCGAAAAGGGCATCGTCATCGATTTCCTTTTCCGTAAAGTCGATGCTGTCGATTTCCTCAAAGGTCGTTCCGTTTTCCTCGGCATCTGCCTTTGCAAGGCTTTCTGCGTTTTCCTCAACCCATGCAGTGAACTCCTCGTTGTCCATCCTGTCCTCGTTTTCAATCTCCAGTTCGTATTCGTAGTCCGCATCGAACCAGATGATGACCGCCTTTGTGATTTCGGTTCTTTCGTTCCAGTCCGTTCTGTTTGCCATTGCTCTTGCCTTTGCGATTCCGTATGCTACCATTGTGTTTTTCCTCCGTTTTTTTGGTTGTTTTCCCTTTCGGTAACTGTATATTACCATACCTTTCGGCGTATAGCAAGCGGCTAAATGTACAGAACATAAGGCGATATTTCCGCTGTATATTTGGTGGATCTGACACTGGATAAACTTGCTTTTCTATGGTAAAATACAGTACAATGGAAAAGGCATCTCGGAAAATCGCAGCTACCAACCAAGCCCCGCACAGTTCGCCTGTGTGGGGCTTGGTTTTGACTTTGGGCAGTTTTTTTCGGCAAGTGCTCTGAAAGCCCACACAGGGCAAACAGGGCGGTTACATGGGAAACTTTCGGTGCATTACAGACAGGATTTTCTCCCGTTCCTCCGTGGAAACGCTGATGCTTTCCAGTGCCTGCCGAATGCCACAGTCCGGGCAAATGGGCGTTTGGTTGTCCGTTCTGGAAAGTGCCGGAACACCGGAGTAGGGTTTTCCGCAAAGTGGGCAGATTGCCGAAACTGGCTTATCCGTTTTCATGGTGGTACACCTCCCGTTCGCTGATGTCCATGGCTTTCCGCAGGTGTTTC